TTTCCTGCAGTACTGTATGTCAATCGGTCACCGGCAGCGATGTTTACAACATCACCTTTGGTAAGTGCTTCTTCAACGATTCCACGAAGAACAACGTCACCGTATTCTCCGGAAGCAATTGCATTTTCAGCAACACCAACAGGGATGTAGTCTGTTCCGTCAGCTTCAGCAATTACCATAGCCTTGAGGCCATTGGATGCTTGAGAAACGTCAAGAGAGACACATGCACCTGCAGCGATTGCTTCGCTTGCACGAAACTTCTCGATGGAACGTCTGTTAGAAACAGCGCTTGAGTCTTCACCAACTCCGGATTCATCTGAACCGAAGAGCTTTTGAATTAATGTATTAGTAGCCATGATTTACCTTCCTTATGCTTCGAATGTACCGGTATGTAGTCCTTGACTTGCCATGTGGCAGAAGTAGACTTGCATACGAGTGTAAATGTTAGCAGAACGAGATGCATAACCTGAGACATGCTCAAAGTCTTCCATTTCGAACTGTGCAGCCGAATCAAAAGCAATCTTCATGTACTCAGTGTTCAAGAAGTATGCACCAATTTGGTCGTCTGTAGTAGCAGAACCGTCACCTTGCTGTGCTTTACCAAGGAATGGATCTACGTGAAGAGCAGCACCATTGAACATCAAGCTTAAACGACCGGCGTCAAGTTGAGTATCATCGATGTATCTTTCGTTGCTTGATTGGATAATTTTCTTGTAGTTAGAGAAGTATCCGCTTGAGCAGATGATCAAGTCAGGTCCCTTACCATTTGGAGAGTTGATTTGACATTGTATGTACAAGTCAGTCATGTCTTCAATTTGGTCAGCGATTGTTGCTGCAGAATCTTTGTATTGATTTGCCAAACGAGAGAAAGTTGTCTTGCTCAATCCACCAATAGAGTTGGTTTGACCGGCAATAGCGTTATTCTCGAAGAATCCTGTAGTAGATCCACCTGTCTTGACGTAAGTAGCGTGACCACCACTGTCTGAAAGACCATTGAAGGTATTCAAGTTTGTCAAGATAGCAGAAGCATTACCAACTACTTGCTTTTCAACTTCACGTTGCAAGGCACCCATAACAGACTTAAGTCGTGCTTCAAGGATACTAACGATAGCTCTTTCGCCTTTGTTTGATAGTTCTTCAGAGCGAGTCAATACGATAGGAGCGACAAAGTCACACCAATTGAAAGAAGCAACTCGAAGAGAGTCTTTGACTGCAAGGTTTACGGGTTCGTACCCAGAGTCAAGTTGAGTGATAGAGGAATGTTCCTCCAAGATAAGTGGGCAATCCAATTTTTGTCCACCGTCGTAAGTTTCTACACCACCTTTTGCACGCATCATAGAAAGTAAAGGAGTAGCTTGAAAAAGCTGATCTACTTCATCTTCTAAGAGGATACGGAGTGTTGAACTCAGTACATCATTACTGATAGCCATAATAGGCCTCCAATTTAGTATTTGTTAAGATTATTCGCATTAGGTTATCCATTGCTGGGTCCTGTGCTTGTCTCTCGTGCATGCGTAGGTAGTTTTTAAGAGGGCACATAGTATTCATTATTTTTTCTTTGGATTGTCTTTTAGCCACTTGTAAACTTCGTAGCCTTTCAATCCTTTCGGGGGTTTAGATCCACCGTTGGTCCCAGCACTTATTGCAAGTCCTGCTTCCCTCATCTTTTCAGTTCTGAGCTTGTTTTCACTTTCAAGTTCCTGCAATCTTGTTTGGGTCTTACGTCCCTTCACAATAAAGTAGGCATCTTGTAATGAAAGTGCATCATTACCTTGTAGGAGCTCGGCAACTTCGCCCTTGTAATCCATCAAATCAGGATTGTCTCGTTTGAAGTTATCTAAAGCTTGTCTTTTTGATGACATCTCTTGCTCCATACGTATGGGTTTCATCATCTCTTGCAGTCTTCTTGCAACTTCTTGCTCGATTCTTGCATTGAATGAATTATCATCGTATGGATCTAATTGTACATCGTCTGCGTTAGCAACCTCATCTATTTTCTGATTAAAGTCAGAATTAGTAAGTGAAGTACGCATAGACTCTAAAGCCTTACGTTCTTCTGCTAAAGCCTGTGTCTTTCGAGTATAGTCTGCTCGTAAGTTTGCCATCAATTTCTGGGCATCATCAGGTAGTTCCTTTACGACTCGATTAAAGTCTAAACCTTTATGTCCACCCTCACTTAAACTATCGACTTCCAAAAGTTGTTCGATTGTTGCAGTTTCAGGTGTAGCCGGTGCAGGACCATCTTTGGCTGCGCTTAAAGCATCGCCAATGCGGTCTTTACCAAACTTCGCATGCATGTTTCTTTCTTGTGGTTCTACTGATTCGACAGTCGCAGCACTTTCACCAACATCTACGGGTGCATTGTTATTGTCTTCGCTCATTATCATTTTACTCCTGTTAGCCCATTCGGGACATAAATAAGTCGACCTCAGCGTCTCCGCCTTCGGCCGGTGGTTGTGGAGCAGCAGCACCTCTTCCTAGATCTTCACCTTTTTGTGGTACTCCTGCTTCCTTCTGAAACTCTCCCATGCCAAGTGGCTTGTTAAGAAAAGCTTTGAAAGATTTGTCGCTTGCCATTGCATCCAATCGGCCTTGAATCATCTTCATGCCATCATCATCTGCAATCTCTTCAAGCTTAAGACTGTATTCATCCATTCCTGATGCATCGACAGCAGCGTCGACCATTAGGAGGTTCTTTACGAACTCAGGTGGTAGGACTTGTGGTGCACTTTCAAAGTCCGGGTAAGGAGGTGCTTGAAACATCCTATTTACTCGGTTAAGTGCAGCAACCACACCATTTATTCGTTGTAGACTGAAGTCTCCTTCAATCTTAGGTATCGCAGACATTTCAGCATCGTCTACTTCTTTTGCCATGTCCATAAGTCGTTCAGGAGATACATCATCCATCACTTCCATTTCCATGCTTCGGTCCATCATCATTTCTTCACCAGGCATTGTATACTCCTTTGTTTATACGGATTTAATTATAGATTGTAAGTTGTTTGGTCCCATTGGGATAGATTCTTGGGCGAGGGAAGCGGCATCTGGGGGTACAGCTTGTGAAGCTTGTTGGGCTGCAGCTTTAGTTGCTGCCTCTTTTGCCTTTTGTGCTTCTTCAAAGAAAGCCTCCGGTAAACCCAATGCCCTCACCAACTCCTTAAGCAACGTATCAGGAGGCACTCCAAGTTGTTGCAGTACAGGTATCGATTGGATGTATTCCCTCTTCCTTATGCTTTCCGAGATTGGTGTCATCGCCTGATCTTGTGCATAGCATACCCAGTTCTCTTTTAGATCTGTAGGGATAACTACTTCAGGGACACCATCAATGTACACTACATCTTTTTCGCCACTCTCTTCGAGGTATAACGATAAGATGCTAATGTATGTGGTAGCAAGTTGTTCAATCATCATGTCTCTCTCACGTGCAAGGCGTCCTATCTCATTAGAACTGTAAGAAGCAAGTGCAGCAATTTCAGTAGCTGTACTTCTTGTAGCTTCTCCTCGTGTGAAAGGTGCAAGGATGTTTCCTTTGTCTTTATCCATCTGTACTTGTCTATAGTATTGCTCAAGTTCAGGTGGTGTTTGATTCTGTGGTAGAGGCACGACACAGTTATTGATGTTTTCATCATCTACTTCTACGAACAATCCATCGACACCACTTGCAATCTGTGCCATTTGTTCTTCGTCAAGTGCACCCTTTCTGATAAGATACTGTCTACTTGCCTTTCTTACTGCGTTTGCTTGGAAAGTTCTGATAAGATTTGATTCGTAGATTTGGTCATAGATTCTTTTCATTGCGCTATAACCATCGAGAGGATTATCAGGAATACGATTGAAGTAAAGTGGTACGATTGGTATCACTGCTTCTCTCGAAGCGTTCTCAAAAGGTATCTCTGACGACATCAGATACTTATCACCATGTTGCCAATTTGGCGACCAAAAGTGCATCATGTTGTTTTGCAAATCATACATTTCTACAACTTCGATGAACTGAAACATTTCTGTATCTACACTTGGATCTTCTTGGTTGTTGTATTCTCTTTCGAAGTATTCTTCTTTGCGTTGTGGTTCATACTGCTTATTGCCAAACAGTTCTTTTGCTTCGTCTAAGGGAAGAAAGTATTTGTGGCCAACGTATCTACAATCTTGCCATCGTCTTGCTTGTCTATCTACAACAACCTCCCATGGAGGTATCGCAAACATGTCCACTCTTCGGTAGATGTCATCTGATTGTCTTGGCATCAACTTAGCAAAAGCCATTGGATAGATGAGTGCCATACGTGATGCATTCTCAATCACAGTTCTTTGTCTAACAAGAAAGTCGTTTGCAAGATGCTCAGCAATGTCTTTATTACCTCTTTTGCGTAGACCATCTTTGAAGACAACACCTGGATTGCGAGAAAACAGAGAAGCTATGTAAGACTCAATGTATCCATAGGCATCAGCTGTTTGGATTGTGATACCATAATCGCCAAGTCCATAAGTTTCTGAATCTTCCCAAAAGTCTGTTTCGTATGCTTGCTTGTAGTTGTAGAGATGTTTACGTTGTTCACGCCAATACTTCTCATGGACATCTACAGTCATTTTTAAGATTTGTGGTGTCATCTTACTCATCTACCACTCCTTTCGTCTGTAAGGGATTGGACCCATTGATTTAATTTTTCTTGCTCTTGCTTTGGACTTGAACTTTTCCATCATTGTCCTACGAGTTTGTGTGAACGTAGGAGTTGGTTCTAAGTATGCATACCACTGCGCAAGACAGAAAGCCATAAGGACATCATCGTGTCCTCCTTTCTGATGGCCGGGTATTCCTTTCTCACTTATTCCACAATTTCGCATTTCACTCCACAAGGGACGAGGCAGTTCTTCGAAGTATTCATTTTGCAATAAACTTCTTACATGGTCAAAGATCTTCAATTTATTTTCCCCACGTGTGAACCAATCTTTACCCTTTGCAGACTTGTATAGCTTGCGTACTTTCCACTCTTTTAGTCGGTAGAGTACTGTATGACCGGGACCATCTGCTTCCACTATAGTAAGCGGTTCTTCGTATTCGTGGTACAAATTGAACACTTTTTCTGCTAAGTTTTCTGGGAGAATCTCATTATCTCTATAAATGTATACAGGTTGTAGGGTTGTACCTGAGATCATAACAATCGTTGAGTAGTCTTTACCTGTACCGAGTGCAACATCGACTCCCATGTAGAAACGGTCACCTTGTATCCAATCAGGCGATTCCCATACTTTCTTCTTCATCTCGGCTATTCCTACCGCATCGAGTACATCAGTTGGATAGAATAGAGTTTGAGAAGACATGAAAGCTTCGTCAAGTGTGCTCGGATACTCTCGCTTAAACTTTTCAAGTCCCATTGTTGTTATCTGTCTACGTCTCCAATACATCTGTGCTTTGCTCAATCCCCATTTCTTTTGGATTGCAAGTTCTGATTGTGACATGTCAGGCACGTTTGGATTGGAAAACTGAGACTTTGTCTGATACTTTCTGTGTCTATACCAAGGGAAGAAACACACATGCCATTCGTTCCCAGGACTTCCAAGAATCAGTTCATGATACTTGTCTCCTGGACCGTTAGGCGTGGTTTCTATCACAATCTGTCCCTTTCCTACAGATGCAACTACGTTGGCAAGCAAGTCATCTTGGTCATCAAAGAAAGCAAACTCGCTGATGTGTGCACTTGAGAAAGTAAAAGACCGAGTAGACCCAGCCTTACCACCCGCTGTAAACGAACGAAGTGTTGCTTTAGAGTCTTTGAAAGTAAGTGTCCTACTCGAAGACTTAGATAACTTTCGTTGCAATGGTTTGGGTAATGCAAGATAGAAACCTTTATCGATTGAGTGCAAGTGATCTGCACTGTCTCTTGTATACGATAGGATAACTGATGTATCGGGTTCAAGCGATGTGTACTGTCTCCATAGGAAGTATGCACGTATAAGTGTAGAACAACCGATTTGACGTGCCTTACAAACTACCACACGATTGTGTTCAAGAAGTGCTTCAAGTAAGATCTCTTGTTCTTCATTCATGACGAATGGTACAACCTTACCTGCGTCCTTATCAAACACATGTAAAAACTTAAAGAAGTCCCGAGGGTCTTCTCTGAATCTTTGCATTACGGGTGAATCAATTTTCACAGATGCAACCTCTTGTATACTTCATCGAACACTTCTGGGATAACGATGTAATCAGGGTCATTGTTTATTAAGTCCATAATCTCTGCTGCTGTATGACCCGTCTCCTTACGTAATTTTTTGATTACTTTCTCGAAGATTTCTGCATGGTCAATTATAAGTTTACCGTCTGTTGTCATGTTTGGCACCTTGCTCCAATCGAATGGTTTATAAGTCTTGTCCTGATTGTCCACCCTCTAACACCTGTAAGATCTGTTCCATCTCATCTGAGTTGCCAAACTCTTGACGAAACTTAAGGAGGACTGTACATAGTTCCATGAATGTTCTAGGTCCCATCTTCCAGTTCATCTCGTCGTTGTGCTTGACTGCAAGCAGCATGATGTTTTTAATTATGCCTTCAAAGTCACCATTGTGGATGGCACCTGTGAGAGCTTTTTTGTAGTTGACTGATCTTCTTTTGTGTATCTTATCCGACATAGTGTTTCCTTAGTTTTGCAATAGCACGTTTCTTTTTCTTCCATACAGCTGAGGGTGTCTTGTAGCCAAGCTCCTGGGCCAACGTGTGTAGAGTCTTACCCTCGTAGTAGTAATCCCAGAGGATCTTAACCTCTTTCTTACTAAGAAGCTTCTCAACTTCATCCCAACTGAATCTATCTGTAATCCTCTCACTTGTATCAGGTCCCTCTTCTTTCTTAATTAAAATTTCTTCTGGGTTTGTGCTCTCTTTGTGTTTATGTGCAAGGTACTCTAAAAAATTAGTATCAGATGTAGTTAGATGCTTCCGAGACCACTTGTCTCTCTTCATAGTTTTTCTCCAAAAATAAATAACTGAACTGAACTTAACTTAATTGAACTCCCTATTAACTATACTCTTTCTTTTCTTCTGTCTTGCTTATTGTCTCTCTTACTAATAACTATACAGACAGAACAGTAATTGTAAATAAAAAAAGAAAATAAATAAGTTTGTTGTACAAACACATAGTTATAGTTAAGATAATAATACTCTCTCTTCTTAAATAATCTAAATAATGGAAACTACAATGACAACTAACAGAGCAGAAATTATGACTACTATAACAGAGAGAGA